ACTGGAAGGTACAACGGCGACCTAGGTGTGACTGCCAGCCGAGGCTAATTCGCGCATCCGATAGATCCGCGCTGGCGCCTCGGCAGGATCATCCATTGGGATCATGCGGTAGTCATCGACGCCGTGGATCTCGGCCCAATGCTGCGCGGCGATGTGGGTGGGGAACGGCCCGACGTGCCACGGGCCGAGGTTGAGAATGTAGGTCATGGGTGGTGGCGCCTGCCGGCACTCAAGCATGGAAAGGAGAAAGTCGGGGCCGGGATCGCCGGCCCGTGGTGTGCGGGGCATCAGGCGGCGAGCACCTCGATCTCGTCGGGCCGATAGCTTCCGCCGTCAAAGTGAACCCGAATCAGTCCCTTTGCCTCCAGGACGCGGAGCGTGGAGGAGTTGAAGCGCCCGTAGACCCGGTTGCCGTTGTAGCTGGTGGTGATGGTCTGGCCGTTGATGACCATGGTGTTGCTCCAGTCGTCAGCCAGGAAGAAAGCGCCGCAGAGCACTTTGTCTGGGGTCGTGGTTGGAGCCTCAGTGATCTGGGCGTAGGTGCGGGCTTGGGCGGGGGTGAGCTTGGTGGTCATGGCCGGGTGGGTGGCTGTCGATGTGAGAACTATACACCCCCCGCAGCGCACCCTGCGCCCATCGGTCAGCCGGTTGACAATCCGTAACACAGGCCGATCCAGTCGCACCCGCTACCGTGTGCCAAGCCGGGCGTCTGCCCATGCGGGCTTACCTGGTCGAGATCAACGCCAAGCTCATCGTTCGATCCGACACCGACCCCCAGGAGCTGCCAGCCGACATCTACAGCCAGCTGGCGGAGTTCATCCCCAGCGACGACGACATCGTGGATCTCGACGTTTCTGCCTTCCTCCTGCCTGGCCAAGACGATGGTGGACAAGCACCACATTGACGAGACCCGGCTCATCACCCGCCGCTCGGCGCGTGATCAGATCCATCTGGCATGGAACTACGAGTGCGCCTACTGCGGCGACCCGCTCGGCCGCAGCCCAACTCTCGATCACGTCACCCCCAAGGTCCACGGCGGCCTGACGGTACGCCAGAACCTCGTCAGCTGCTGTTTCATGTGCAACAGCCAGAAAGGCCACAAGGGCTGGGTGGACTGGTTCCGCGCGCAGCCGTTTTGGTCCGCCACCCGCGAATGGGCGATCCTGCAGTGGCTAGGGCAGGATCTTGCTGAGCCCCCAGATGATGAGAACGCAGGCGACCCAGTAGATGATCGACAGGTAGGTGATCTCAGCCAAAGTCACGAGCGAGCAGGTGGTTGAGGTACAGCTCAGCCTGCCACATGTCGCTGGAATAGCGGCAGTATCCATGCGCGCAGCTGCGGTAATACAGCTCCCCGCCAGCAGCCGGCTCCAGCGTGTCGATCCACCCGCCATCGCGCTCGGTCCGGCTGATTACGGTGGGCTCTTGCATGGTGTGAACACCGCGCAGGTCGGCGCAAATCTGCCCCCAGTCTGGCGACATTCGGGGATGTCCAGCTCGCACCGGCCGCGGCCCCCAGGTGTCCAATGGATGCAATCCCAGCACATCACTTTGAGTTCAGCTTCCACTGGCCGCGCCTTGGCACGAAACGCGGTGTAGAGGTTCTGCCCCCGCAGCATCGCCTGGCGCAGGTCAACGGTGCCGGTATCGGCCACCAGCTGGTGCTCAGGCTTGGGGCCAAGGATGATGTGCGCGTGCCACGTCTGGCTTGCCCGCTCGCAGGTCAACAGCAGGCGGCCGGCGTGGAGCGAGATCATTCGCGTTCGCCGTGTGCGGGCATGTGGTAGAGCCGCTCCAGCACCATGCTCGGTGGATCCGGCTCAGTTATTCCGGCAGCAACGTATGCCGCGGCTGGATCGACTGGATTGGCCGACAGGAACACATCCGGCCAGAACTGGTCCTTCACCACCAGCAAGCTAATCCGCGGGCTGCGATGCAGCACCCAGATCGCTAGGCGGTCCAGCAGTGAGATGTTCGGGAGGATCATCGGTTCAGTTTGGCGAGATAGTACGCAGCTTTCAACAGCGAGTCTTCGCCTTTGTAGCGCTCGCGCCAGACGTACTTGAGCACATTCCCCTTGCAATAGCCCCGGAACTCCTCTGGCGTCAGCGCGGCCTCGATTGCGTCGATGCACTCGATGTCGCCTTGCCGGTAGTGGTCGGGATGATTGACCGGATCGCTCATCGCTTCCTGTCCTCCAATTCACTGGCCAACACCGCTGCAGATCGCAGCAACGTGGTCAACGTCATGGGCCTCATGTTCCGGTCTGAGGCGTAACGCAATGCCCAACGAAAACCCATCGACACATTGCCGCCGCCGAGTTCACGCGCCTGCTCGATCTCCTCACGGCTCATCCTGATGTTGACCGTAAAGTTGCGGCCCTTGCCCTTGGGGCGGCGATCGCTCAGGACCATCGCCCGCCCAGCAGGAAACGACGGCAGACGGCGATGCACTGCTGCGCGTGCTTCTCTGCCAGGTGGCTCTCGGCATCACCGATCGCCAGCACGCAGGCGGCATGAAGCTCTGGGTAGGCGGTGTCGCGGAAGTTGGCAGCGATGTCGCGGCAGAACTCCTCCCACAGCCCGGTGTAGGTGCCGCAGGTGCGGCCGCTGGCTTCATAGAGCGCGTCGAGCATGTCGGCGCGCTGCTGGTCGAGTTGGACGCGGTTCATGATTGGATCAGTGCTTGCAGGATGTTCAGCAGCTCCTCGCGGCGCGCGGAGATGTGCGGGTGACATGGCAGGTTGGCCAGCTGATCAAGGCGAGCACGCAGCAGCGTGGCCAGCCGCTGGCGCTCCTCCTGCTGGCCGGCGTGGAACATGCCGGAGTCGCTGATTAGGGCCTCCAGTTTGGCGCGGATGTGATCCATCAGGCGCCCTCCAGCTCGGCGGCGATGGCGAGGAGGCGCTGGCGAGTTAGCCGGCGCTCGTGTTGTCGAAAGTGACCAAGGTCAGGCGCAATGGGAGGCAGATCCATTTCTGTCGGCACCACCTGATCCGCAGCAGCTCGCAGAGCGGCGGCGGCAATCCAGCGAGATTCGTTGAGGCAGTCATCTGGACCGTAAGAACTAACGTTGTTAGCAGTATTCAGCACCGCCTGCGCGGCGGGGGAGATGTCAGTCATTGGGCAGGGCCTCCAAGGCGCGGCGGATGGTGTTGAGATCTGTCATCTGGTTACTGAAGAATTCACCTGTTGATACAAGACGTGTGAGTCCCTCCAACGCCTTCTCCTTTAAGCTCGGCGGCTTGGGGCGGCGGGCGGCGCGGAGCGAGGGGATCAGCTCGGAATGCGTGGCCAGGTTCTGCCAATGCAGCCACTCACAGCACGCCTCCAGCTCTTGGTCAGCGCCCCACTGGGCGGCGCGGGTGGCTATGGACTCAGTGAGAGTGCAGTAGTCCTGATGGCGACCTTCTGTGTTCCACTGCTGCACCAGCTCCGGCGGTGGGGTGATGTCAGGCATTGAGCAGCCCTCCGTCAACGAGACCGTCGCACCACTCCTTAAACGGAACTTCGATCTGAGCCATGGTCTTGTTGTCGATGATCTCGGGCTTGCGGATCATGGCGATCGCAAGGCCAAGGGCGTCGCCGAGGCGGTTCTCAAGGCTGTCCAAGGGTACGAACTTGTAGTCAGTCATCGATTGGCCTCCTCTTGCAATAGATCGGCAAGCTCATCAAAAGGTGCGAGCCAGTCGTCGTCGCGCTTCCGGTCAATCATCCACGCCGCCACCTCGCGGATCGCGGCGCGGGCTTCAGATGCCCAGTTGACGGCTTCCTCGTCTCGCTCCAGGCCGTATTCCACCCCGCTAATGGCGAGGGCAACCCGCTCCACCAGCGGCCTCCCAATTTGAAAGGAATTAGGAGTTGGCTTGGAGTTGGGTGCTAGCAGATCCCTGACCTGTTGCGCCTGCTCGGGCGTCAATTGCAGCGGCTTATTGATCTCGTAGACCTTAGACGCTGGGCGCTTGGCCGCTTCCAGCGAGTCGACCCGGCTCGCCAAGGCCAAGATGTTGGCACTAGTTTCGATGATGTGCTTCTGAGCAGCATCCTCCAGCAACTGGACCCTATCGCGGAGTTCAAGAAGGCAATCCGCAGCAGCCCACGGGATTTGGTGTTCCATACCGGCGCAAATGTGTACATGCTCCCACTGCTCTGGTGTTGCTTTGTGGTCAGTCATCACGCCACCTCCACCACTGCGCCAGGCCAGCGTGCCTCGGCGTACTTGATCGCGTGCTTCTTGGTCTCGGCGCGGGTGATCCATGTCATCGGCATGGCGCCGGGCTTGTAGACCAGCAGCCGGTACTCCCGCGTGCGGGTCTTGGCATGTGGGCGGCTGATGCCGTCGCCGTGGCGGCTGGCAGTGGTCTCCTCGATCCACTGGAACGGAACGATCTCACGCATGGATGGACGGGTCGGTAACGGTTGCAGGATTCAGCCACTCAATCTGGTTCCACCACGGCATCCAGTCAATGGCTGCCTTGGCTTTGGCATCGGTCAGGCTGTGCGCCCAGATGCACTCGATCACGTTGGCTGAGCGGATCTGGAAGTAGAAACGGCGCATCTTGGTCATGGGCGGAGCGGCGCATGGCACGCCGGGTGATCGTTGTGGGCTTGCACGGCAGCATCACGACCGCCGGCGTAGCCAGCCGCATAGATCGCGGCGAGCGTCACCAGTGCGGTGATGCGGTTAATCCACGGGTTGGTGATCATGGTGATGTGGGTGGTGGCGGGGAACCCCGGAGGGCTCAGTCGAGGTTGTAGAGCGCCCAGGTCTTGACCTGCTTCAGGGTGTAGAAGCGCTCGATCTCGCCGGCGTAGTTAACGGTGAAGCGGTAGGTGCCGAGCTTGGTGGCGGTGGTGCCGGCGTCAACCATGAAGGCGCCTTTGGCCATCAGGTCGAGTTGGAGTTGAGCGGTGGCGGTCATGGCTGTCAGTGGGTGGTGGCCTCGTCGGCCGTCCCCTAATGATGATGCACCGCGGGCAGCGCATCACCCCCGGTGTGACATTTCTTCATGCGGCCAGCCATCGGCCTCCCGCGAACGCCTTTCGTTCGCCTCCCGCAGCGGCGCCAGCTGGTCCTTCGCCTCCTGGTGCTTCACCCGTAGCCGCGTGCGGCCGGCCTTTAGCTCCATCGGCACCCGCAGCACCGGCTTGCGCTTGTGCGCGGCGCTCCAGCCCACCGCATAGCTGGGCACCATCACCTCGACCGTAAACCACGCATGGCCGCACGCCTCGCAGACCCGCTTGCGCACGATCTGATCCTCTGGGTGGCTGTTCGTCACAGCCGCGCGGTGGACGCTGTGGCTGCACTGTGGGCAAAGCATGGGCAAGATGGGGCGACCCGCCCCTTATAGATGAACTTCGGTGAATGGATGGCGGTGGACATCCCGCCCGAGAAACTGTTCAAGCTGGAGGCGGAGTGCCGCGCCCTAGAGCGCAGCACTAACACCGGCCAGATCGCTGCTCAGCTCCTTCGCCAGTGCTGTTACCAGCAGCAGGTGCTCCAGCAGGCGGTCCATGAGATTGCCCGGCTGGAGCTTGAACTGATGCAGCGCTAGAACAGATCCTCCTCGGTGGCGGCGACCACCTCCCCGCCGGTTGCCTTGGCCAGGCTCTGAGCTGCGCCAGCTGCTGCCAGCTTGTCGTCGATCACCTTCTGGGTCTTGAAGTCCGGCTCGATCGACAGGCCCAGATACTTCACGCCGCTCTGGCTGGTGTTGTTGTAGCCAGTGATCCGAACGGGGATCTCTCCCTTGTCGTTGGGCTCGGCGTTCAT